CCATAATATAATATAATTAAATAATTTAAAAGTGCGACAATAGCTAGTATATAATAATAGTAGTAGGCTATCGTCACTATGAGTAATAGTTACCCCCGTTGTTTTAACGAGGGTAAAGATTACATTAATTTTGAATCCTTAGATTCCTTTGAATAATACAAAGTTGTTAGCAGCTTGAGTAATCAAACATCTTTCAGATAGGAAGTTTACTTCCATAGCATCTAAAGTAGACGTTTGTGCTCCACCAGCAGAACCAGTTAACCAAGATTTCATTCTTCTATCATCTGATTGAGAAGCTCTATATCTTACATGTAAGAAAGGTCTTCTGATGTTAGTTCCTAATACTTGATCATAAACTGTAGAAGTTCCAGCAGGTACTAATACTCCTTCAATAGAATTGATACCATTGATTCCTCCACGAGTTGACGCATCGTTTAAGTATTTCCAATCAGTCTTATAGAAGTCGTAAGAACCTCTTCTGAATCCTGAGAAACCTAAATTTAAAGCCATTTCTTCTGAGTTTTCAAATAATCCAAAAGCAGTACCTCCAGCGAATCCACCAGAAATAGAAGCTAACATATCGTCAAAATCCAAAGATGTTTGTCTTTGTAAAAATAACATGTTCTCTTCAATAGCTCCTTGAGTATCTAAATTCTTTAAGATAGCATCAAATTCATCAAGTCCAGCAGCAGCAGTAAATCCTACTTCTACATTTCCACGAGATTGAATAGCAGCAAACAAACCTTCAGATCCTGGAGAAGTTGTTGGTACAGCCGGTATTTGATTGTATTCAGCTTCTACCATACTCATTTCTAGGTAATCTTCAAAACGTAATCTTGTTTCAGATTCAGCTTTTAAATACCATAAGTATCCAGACGTTCCATCTTCAGTTGCAACTTCTACCCATCCAATTTGTGCCATATCAGAACCATTTACTACGTATTGGCTTCTTAATATAATAGGAGAGTTAGAAAATTGAGTCAATTGAGGCTCAACAGATATACGACCTTGATTTGCTCCACCAGCAGCAAAAGCGCCAGCCATACTTTGTCCTTTTTGATATTGAGAACCGTATACAAATACTTTACATCCAATTCCTGCAGCGACTGTAGGGATTGCAACACCGTCTAAACTAGTTACAACAATTACTCCAGCTAACAATGCAGATCCAGCATAAGCTCCAGAATCAGTTACAATTGCTTTTGTTTCACCTCCTGTAGCAGGATTTAAAAATACAATAGTATCGTTAATTGAAATAACATTTTGTAATCCAACTGCGCCCGGTGCAAATAATGTAATAGTACTAACTCCTGCGGCTCCTGCTGCAACAGCAACACCTTGATATGAAATGTGCAATCTGTTTTGTTCAGACCAAATTACTTGATCACTAGTCATTGGCATTTCAGCGCCAACCATTCTTAAGAATCCAGATATCGTTCTGTTTCCATAACGTTCTACTTCTTGTTCATAAATTTCTGGTAAATACTGTTGAGCGAAACTATTTGTATCACCTGCAGCAGCGCCACCGTTAAATTGTAGGTAGTTACTATTTAAAATCTCTTGCGCTTGCGAAGGGACTAAACTACCGAATTGAGGACTTAAACTCATAATAATTGTTTTTAGTTAAATTTTTTTGTTTTTATTTTTAATTTTGAAGAATCTTGACCGCTTATAGATCTAACTTTCAAGCCATTAATAAATTCACCTTCTTGTGCCTGTCTAGGCCGTGAGCTTGGGTTTTTAGACTTACCTATGATATCTTTGGTAGCGTCTGATTTACCCTGCTCGTAAAAGTGATTAATAATAGTGTCTGAGTTAGAAGCCATAAACAAAGCTTTGTGATAACCTTTAGCATCTGTTACTTTACCTTCTTTGTTAAGAAACTTTCCTACAAAGTTGTTAATGTTAGATTGGTCTTCTGCGATTTTACCAGGGTCTTGTACTCCATACCTAAACTTTTTTCCACTAACATCAAATTCAAAACCTTTGAATTCGTTATTGAAATAGTCATCAGTTTGAGATTTAAAATCCTCGTGCTGTCTAGTAGCTGTTTCTTGATCTTCGTTGTAACGGTTGAAAAAGTCTGTGGCTTTTTGTTGGTCTTGAGTTACGCCGGGTCTCAACTTGATTTCGTCGTAGTATTTACTCTTAGTTTCCTCTAAAAAGCTTTTAGCTTTTGCAACTTCTTCTTTAAACGCAATTTTCTTTTTGCGTATATCTCTATCCTCATCTAAATCTTCATCCCATTCAAAATCTTCTAAAATAAGATCAACGTCTGAATCGTCTAAATAAGTTTTTGTTTTTTTATAATACTCTTTTAATAAAGCGTTGTCATCAATATTACTATAGTCTGCATTTAATCTAACGTAATCTTCAACACTACCGCCGGTGTCTTCCATAAAAGAAACCAGTTTCTCAATGTTTTCCGGTAATGGTTTACCTAATATTTTTTCATCTCTAACAGCTTCCTGAGCTTCTTGTTTTACTTGAGCAACTTCTTGTGTTATTTCCTGCAGCGGGAATTTCTCATCACCATCTTCAACGGCCCCCTTGTCTCCTTGTCCCACTTCTTGCAATCCCAATTGGGGTTGTTCTGTGTGTAACACGCTTTCCTCTGTGCTTTGCTTTTGAATGGCATCGTCTTGTGGTTTTAATTCTTCTTTTGGTATAACCACTTTGGTTACATCTGGCTGTAAGTCTATTAAAGGTTCTTTAATACTAACCTTAGTTATTTCATTACTTTGCTTTGATAGCTGCTTAGGTTTCTTAGATTTGCCTTTAAGGCTAAAGTCACCTTCCTGTTTTACAGGTTCATTTGTATTAATTTCTGACATAATATAATATAATTAAATAATTGTTTGTAATTCTAGCTAGGGCCAAATTGATCTAATCCAAATCCGCCTAAAACATCATTACCTGATGATTCAAAATCTTTAGGCAAACCGTCTGTTTGTCTTTGATTTATTAATTCAGATTGTTGCGTACCTTGCATTTTTATTCTTTTATCTTTTCGATCTTCTATCTCTTGCTCTTTTGCTTTAGTTGCACCCATCTGAGCCTGAGCTAATTGTATGTTGTAATTAAACTCTTCAGCCATTAACTCTCTTTTTATTTGAGCTTCTGTTTGCATTCTTTGTATTTCAAACTGCGACTTAGCTTGCTCTATGCTTACCTTTTCTTGAGTTAATGCTTGTTGTTTTTGTACTTCAGCCATAGCTGCTTTTTCCGCAGACTCAGCATTTGCTTGAGCTTGTGCTTGGATATTCTGTTGCGTTTGCTCTTGCTCTCTTTTAATTTTTTGAGTTTGTCTTAGCTTTATAAATTGATTAGCTAATTTAGTATTTTTAATCTCTCGAATATCTATAGCGTCTGACAATTGAATAGCTCCTGTTTGTAAAGCCATTTGAATATTTTGCTCTAGCAAAGCTTTTTCTTGTTCTTCAGGTTCTAATTGTATGTAAATTCCAAAGTCATGTAATTGTAAATTCATCAACTCTTCTAATGTTTCAACATTGAAAGTACTTATTGAATTAATTAAAGAATTTTCTGTTAAAGGATTTTGAATTAAATCAGCTACCTTTAAACTTACATTTTCGCAAACTCTAACAGTTATGTATAATAATGATTCTAACAAATGCTTTGTAGCTGTATTAGAAGCGTTAACTGCCATTTTTTGTAATCCTAGCAATGCATCTTTGTCTGGAGCACTACCGTCTCTTGCTTCGTTCAATCCAGTTACATCACGTATCATTTGTAAATAATATTGATATGTGCCAATTAAACTTTGTATTTTAGCTTGACCTGATGATGATGATAATTCTTGAATAGGTATTTTACCTCTATTTAATTCACCGTCTTGCGTAAGTGATCTACCTACAATCGAACCAGTTTGAAAGTACATATTTAATGCTTCAGCTGGATTGTAATTAGTTCCATTACCTAAATCAACTTCCGCTAATCCATCCATATCTAAGAATACACCGTCTGGTACTATTCTAGACATTACCTGTTGCAGTTTAAGATGCGTTAGTTGAATCATATCAGCAAAGCCGGTAATTTTACTTACCAAAGATTCTATACGTCCCTTATACATTCTAGGAGCCGATATACAATAATTCATTTCTACCTTAGTTGTATCTGCAGTTGGCCTAGTCATGTTTTCAGCCATCTTCCATTCCAACATGTAATTGTTTCCTAAAACTTTAGCACCAGTATATAAAACCTCTATAGATCTAGATACTCTTTCAAATTGATCGTTTTCTGGAGGATTAAATGTATCTGTTTTTTCTAATGTTTTTTCTAAGCCTTGATCTGTTTTCTTTATCTTCCATACTTGATCAATGTAGGTTTTGTATTCAAAATACATTACCTGTACGGTGTTATAATCATAATTAGCCCATCCGGTAACATACTGGGAGTTACCTGGCATGTTCTGTATTCTCTGTAATTCTTCGTCTGGTATATTTGGAAACTGCTTTTTAAGTTCCGCGAGACTTACAGCTTTTACTTCACCAACATAATATATGTCTTCAAAGTTTGGATCTTCAGTGTATGAATAAACAATACGAGCTGGATCAACATATTCAATTCTAATACCTTCAGATTGATCAAATCTTGTTTTACTAGCTCCAATACCTAATACTGTTAAGTCATAAGCTATTCTTGCTTTAGTCTGATCATACTTATTAAATGATAAAACATTGTTAATAACCTCTTCTTCAGCTATTTCAACATTTTGTTTATAAGTCATTTGCATGTGAACATCCAACTCTTCTTTACTTTCTGGTAAATCTTCTAGATTTCCTGTACGAGCCATATCCATCCCCAACTCTTGCTTAATGTTTTCAAGCATTGGTTTTGTATTCATGTCTTGTTCTATAGCAGCAGCATAATCTGTTCTGCTCTTTACGGAAAAAGGATCTTGAGCAAACGTAGTAATGTCGTATGACTTGTTAGACATTCCGTTAACAACTATATCTACAAATTTAGATATAACCGCAACAGGCTTCCAATCTAAATTAAGATAAGACAAATCACCATTTATTGATAATTCATCTTTATATTTTTGAACACTTTGTTCTCCTCTAGCGTATAATCTTAACCTGTGAAAAGTAGCATAAGATTGAACATATCTATTACCAGCTCTGCCCTCCTGAAACCACTCTCCTTCAATGGCTCTTCCTACTTGTACGCCGTACTCTAAGCTAGATTTTTCTGCTTCGCTTACTACTTGGCTTGGAAATGAACTGTTAGTGTTAGTCTGTATTCTCATTTATCTTATTATTTTAGACATACCGCCTTTATTGTCGTATCGTTTAATACCTAAATCAATTGGTTTGTATTCAATTTTACTTTTAGGTATATATCTATTTTTGTTACAAGCCATTAATGCTAGTCCAGAACTTATGGACGCATCGTGCTTTGTTCTATTGTTAATATTAAATC